ATCCGCATGATGCCACTCACTTTCTATTGAGGTGGGCATGAGAAAATCATATAGATACGACACTAAAGACAAAGGCAAAGAAGATCCGGTCACCCTTGTTAAATGGCTCCGTAGAAACTTTGGGAACAGAGGCGAAGGGTGGGACTTTACTTTTCACTCAGGAAATGTTATAATAGACATATGGGAACCGAAGTTCCAAACAATGTATGAAATGTGGAAAGAATGAAATCTGAAAGGCATACCAAACTTAACGCCTGGCGACAGTTGAAAGATTTGGAGCCAATCCAATCTTGGAAATGCAGATTGGGCTGGCATCAATGGACAAATTGGGAATTATTTGAAGAAGAATATGAGCGCGGCAGAGTATCAACAGCACAATGCTATTGTGCCCGATGCGGCATGCCCAGACGAGAAGCTCCACTGACACGAAAGATAAAGAAAGCAACATAATGGCAAATGATATAATGATAGACTTGGAGACGCTGGATACATCACCTTTTTGTGTGGTGTTGACAATCGGCGTGGCGATATTTGATCCAAAGGGTACCGGCATAAAGGAGACACTTTATCTGCGACCGACGATGGAAGATCAATTGGATCTTGGACGAGTTATCAATGAGGATACAGTTCGGTGGTGGAGTCAACAAAGTGCAGCGGCGCAGCACGAAGCACTCGGCGATCATGATCGTATTCCATTCAAAGAAGCCATGGAGAAGCTGTACAAATTCTGTTGGAACCGTGATAAGCCCTGGTCACATGGCGCCGCGTTCGACATTGTTGCAATGGAAACATCATGGGTAAGTCTCGGAATGTTACCGCCCTGGTTGTTTTATAAAGTGCGAGACACCAGAACTCTGTTTGATGTAACCGGAGTCAGTCTGAAAGACGATGGCTATGTGACAACTCACAAAGCATCAGAAGATGCTGCGCGTCAGGCATTCATCGTTCAGAAAGCATATCAAAAACTTATCAAAGCAGGAGTCACCCCAGCATGAAAACATACGGTCAAGAACTGCCCGGTGTCTTGGTACTCTCCAGGACTAAACACGAAGATGATCGTGGATACTTTGCAGAGATGTGGAAGACAAGTGATATCCCGATGCGAGGTGATTACTTTCAACTTAATCTGGCAAAGTCAGCATGCGGTGTGCTGCGAGGAATGCATCGTCAAAATCAAACTAAACTTGTGATGGCTGTAAGCGGAACAGTATTTGATGTGGCACTTGAACCAGAGACTGGCAAATGGTTTGGCATTGAACTGAATGACACAAATGCCCTGTTGATTCCCCCTCAATATGCTCACGGTTACCTGGTTCTATCTGAATCGTCAATCGTTCAGTACGTTATTGATGCTCCATACAATAAAGCCGAGGAAGAAAACTTCAAATGGAATGGTTACGGTATCACATGGCCGATCGGATATGAACCGATTCTTTCAGAGAAAGACGCATGAAATTTCAAGGCGATGTTGACATTGATCTGGCAAATCGATCATTGATCCTGGAACATATTCGGCATATTCCCGCGGCGATGCGTAATGTTACCCCGATCAGGAAACACGCCAGCGGCGTACATACCACTGATGTTCCGTACGATCCTGTCCATGACATGGCCGCAGTTGATTATTCTAAAGCGGAGAAGCGCGGATACTTTAAGCTGGACTTGTTGAATGTTCATGTATACGAGAAGGTCCGCGACGAAGCACATTTGAAGTATCTGATGCGTGAACCTGATTGGAATCTGTTGAACGACAGCAAGTTTGTCTCGGAGTTAATTCATCTTAGCAATCACTTTCATTCTATACAGCGAATGCCTGAACCAATTGACAGCATCCCGAGACTGGCGATGTTTCTGGCGTTAATCAGGCCAGCTAAAAAACATCTCATAGGCAGTAAATGGGCAGATGTTGCCCGCGAAGTGTGGGAGAAAGACGCTGACGGGGGATATAGTTTTAAAAAGAGTCACTCAGTCGGGTACGCACATCTGGTGATCGTTCATATGAATTTGCTCTCAGGGCATTCGTCTGACTAAAGTTATGGATCTTCGTTTGCTGCGGCGCTTTGTCAGTTCAGTCATGCTACAGACCGGACCGTGAAGTACGATTAGACTTTTGTTGTTGAATGTTCTGATATACGGTTTGAATGGAACCCAGTCATCTTTCAGAAACAGATTGATCGGGATAAGTCTGTTAGATTCCCACCACCATATGTCGCCGAGAGCCAGAAACTTCTCTTTCAGCATCCCGTCAAGTATAGATCCGTAGTCGTATATAGTGGTGACAACATCATCACGATTCTGAACTATCCCAACGTAATCCTGTCCGGCGTAACTCACAATTGTTATAAAGGGGTGGTTTTCCGTAAGGCGTATGAAGAAATCGTTAGCAGACATTAAGTTTATTTATCGGGCAGAATCTGATTCGATTTAATATGTTGACTAAATACAAGATGTATTCCACACAAGTATTCCTATACACTCAGCGTCAGATAGTCGTTTTGCTATCCGGCACTTCACCGAGGTCCTATATGCCACAATATGCTAAGCCACTGACACTACACAAAGGGGTAGACAACCAAATTCAATTTCAGTTTCTAAATCAGGAACAGAAGAAAGTTGATATCACTGATCTGGAAATTACCTGTAGAATCATTAATGCTGACGGAACCGCGGTGCTATTCAATAAAGCACTTACCTTGACACTTCCACTGACCGGGTTGGCCGTGCTGAATATGAACGCCGTGGACCTTGACGATATTGACGCGCAGAAATGCTCCTACTCTCTGGAGATTCCAGTTAACGGGCTGGGTCTTCCTGTATTCGTTGATCAGAGTGCCGGTGCCCGCGGCGATATGTTCATTGTCAATTCTGTGCTGCCAAGTTTCGTCCCATCAGTTTCAGTCTCAATCCCATCCGGACAGCCGTTCCCGAATATCTCTAATGTAGCTAATGCTAACTCACCGGGACAGACTTACTTCTCCAGTGTACTTCTCAATAACGGTAATCCGATGCTGACGCTACAATCAACATATGATGGTTACTACGGCAATGTTTCCATTCAAGGGTCTGTGATCGAATCCGCAGATTGGTATGTCATAGATACATTTTCATACGCTAATGTCAGCGACACCGAAGGCTACACGGTCAAAGGCTTTCACCCGTATATTCGCGTTGAGTATGTAAGCAACTGCGGTGCTGTCACAAACATATTGGCAAGATAAAACTTGCTATTTTCCGTAGTAGGTGTTATACTACTATAGATGTTTGATATCCTAACTGTTATCCCTGGTAAAAAGAAAACGACTTCCAGCGGTTGGAACAGTTTCAACGCGGTTTGTTGCTCTCATCAAGGTCATAAGTCTGACCGAAGAATGCGCGGTGGGATCAAGTTCGACGGGCAGACTAACTGGGTATATCACTGTTTCAACTGTGGATATAGTTGCGCGTTTACTATGGGTAGAAGTATCAACACGAAGACTACCCGGTTACTGAATTGGTGCGGGATAGACACTGAACAAATACAGCGATGGTCATTTGAGTCGCTTCAACGTAAAGACTTGTTAGACTTTACACATACAAAGAAGCATAAATCAAAGATATCGTTCAAAGAATTTAAGGTGCCCGGAGAGGCAATTCTACTGGACCAAACAAATCCTGAGCATCAACACTATGCTGATTATCTTCTGAAAAGACATATCAACCCGGCAGAGTATCCGTTTATGATTACCCCTTCGCTGCCGGGTAGATACAAAAACAGAGTCATTATCCCATATACATATAATAACAAGATAGTCGGACAGACAAGTAGATTTTTGGATACGATGACGCCGAAGTATCTCAATGAGCAGCAACCGGGGTATGTATTTGGGTTTGACTTTCAAAGACCAGAGTGGCAAGTATGTATACTGGTCGAAGGGATATTTGATGCGTTGAGTATTAATGGCTGTGCCCTCACACATAACACGATCAATGAGGATCAGGCCCGATTACTTGCTCAACTGAACAGACGGATAATTGTGGTACCAGATAGAGACTTGACTGGTATGGAAATATGTGACCGAGCATTAGAATTAGGATACAGCGTCAGCATACCTGATTGGGCACCATATATAAAAGATGTGAATGATGCTGTGATAGAATACGGTAAGTTGCCGACATTGTTAAGCATACTTGAAGCGGCGACCTCGTCAAAGATCAAAATAGAAATTCAAAGGGCCAAAATTGTCAAAAGATTACAAAGAAAAGGTTAAGCAGGTAGAGTACACTGTAGAGGTGCAGTCATTGTTTTTACGAATGATGATCACCAACGCGGAGTTGTATACCAGAGTGGCAAACATTATGAACGCTGCGAACTTCGACAAGTCGCTGCGACCTGTGGCTGAAATGTTCAAAGAACACGGGGAGAAATATAATGTGCTGCCGGATTCTACACAGATCAAGGCGTTGACCGGACAAGACATTGATCCAATCCCCGAACTGAACGAAGGGCATTATCAATGGTTCCTGGACGAGTTTGAATCGTTCACCAAGAAGCAAGAACTTGAACGAGCCATTCTGAAAAGTGCTGATCTTCTGGAGAAGGGCGGCGACTTCTCCCCTGTGGAGAAACTGATTAAAGACGCAGTTCAGATCAGTCTACAAAAAGATATGGGCACTGATTACTTTGCTGACCCCAGAGGACGATTGCTGGCTCTGAAAACAAACAACGGTCAGAACAGCACAGGCTGGCCGACAATGGACCGCGCTCTATACGGTGGATTCAACCGCGGTGAGTTACAGATATTTGCCGGAGGATCAGGGTCTGGCAAGTCGTTGTTCCTGCAAAATCTTGCGGTCAACTGGTCGCAAGCAGGATTCAACGGGGCATACATCACACTTGAGTTAGCCGAGGGGCTCTGTTCAATGCGTATTGACAGTATGATGACTGATACATCGTCACGAAACATCTTCAAGGATCTGGACAACGTGGAGATGAAAGTCAAGATGATGGCGAAGAAGTCAGGCAAGTTGCGTATCAAGTACATGCCGGCTCAGTCTAATGTGAATGACATTCGGGCATATTGTAAAGAGTTGATGATTCAAACAGGAGTTAAAGTTGACTATCTATGCGTAGATTATCTTGATCTGATCATGCCCGTCTCGGTTAAAGTATCTCCTGAAAACCTGTTCATCAAGGATAAATATGTCGCAGAAGAATTGCGTAATCTGGCTAAAGAATTGAATGTTTTATTTGTCACAGCTTCACAGCTTAATAGGTCCGCTGTCGAAGAAATCGAATTCGATCACAGTCACATCTCGGGCGGTATCAGTAAGATCAATACTGCGGATAACGTTATGGGTATTTTTACTAGTCGCGCTATGCGTGAGCGCGGGCAGTACCAACTTCAACTGATGAAAACTCGCAGTTCATCTGGTGTGGGTCAGAAGATCGAGTTACAATTTAACGTAGAAACATTGCGAATCACTGATGATGGTGGCGGAGAAGATGAATCAAGCTACCGGCCGCAGACTGCTCCGACTCCATCCCCGTTAGAAATAATAACTGGCGTGAAACCTGAGCCGTTTACTGATGTGTCTCAACTGGCTGAAATTGAACCCTGGAACAAGCATGTAGTTTCTGATGTTCAGGGTTCCAAACTCAAATCTTTATTAAATTCTTTGAAGCGATGATAAATACTTCATGCAGCCAAAAACCAAAAGTCTACTGGAAGAATTAGAAGCCCTCAGTATCAATCGTGATACTTCTCATGTTATTGAATCTAGGGCTAATAACATCATTACCAGTGCTATCAATCTTCTTGAGATGATTAGCAAGCACTATACCGCCGAGCAAACTGAAGTTTTAGAACGAAAGCTACTCGGTGCTATTAAGAGCAGAGACCAGACTCGGTTTGCAAAATCATTGAGGAAGAATGTGGCACCGTAATGGACCTTTCGAAACTAACCGCCAAGCTGAAAACTATCGCTCTCCGAGAGGACAAGGGCCATCTAGACCATCCTGAAGATTTGATCTTTCTAGGAGGGTCAGCCGGCGCGAAACGTGCGCTTGATGCTATCATCAAGACCGTGCGAGATCCTAAAACTGTGACTATTAAGTGGGACGGGTATCCTGCGTTGATCTTCGGCCGTAATAGTAACGGACGATTCAGCATCATGGACAAGCACATGTTCAACAAGAAAGACGGCACCGGCCGGAACGTGTTCAGTCCAGAGCAGTTCAGACAATATGATCTGGCCCGCGGTGTTGATCGATCTGATCTACATCGTCTTATCAATGAAATCTGGCCGGGACTTGATCATGCGTCAAAGACAGCCCCGGGATACTATTGGGGCGATCTGTTATTCAGCAGACCTCTGCAAAAGAACTCGCATGGACTGTATCAGTTCAAAGCAAACCCTAACGGAATCACATACACTGTTCAGGCTGACAGTGAACTAGGTGATCTGATGGCAGGTAAACAAGCAGGCATTGCTGTTCATCAGATGCTATCTCCTGACGCACAAACTACAGACCAGGCTCAACCGTTAAACGGAACTATTGGTCAACTTCAAAACAATTCTAATGTGGCAATCGTACCAAGTGCGATGCCAACCAAACCTAATCTCAGAGTTGATCCTGCTCTGGTTCAAAACGTAAACGCAGCGATCGGACGATATGGTCGAGCAGTCGATAAAATGATGGACGAGGCACCACAATCCCGCCCGGCGTTTAATGGGTTGTTCACCACGTATATCAATAAGAAGATTGTCGCCGGCGATCTGAACAATCTAGTCAAGGGGTTCATGGAACACTTTGAGAACAAGAACAAGAATCCCGGCGGCATGGAGATGCAGTTGTCAAATCACTTCCATGAAAACGAAGAAGGTCTTGTTGGTGCGTTCACTATCTGGATCGAACTATACAAGCTGAAGATGAACGTGGTTGCTCAACTGAACAAAGCAGCCGAAGAATCACCTGTCAAAGGTTATCTACAAGACGGCACGGAGACACACGAAGGATTCGTCAGCAATGGACTGAAATTCGTGGACAGAATGGGCTTCAGCCGTCAAAATCTAGCCGGTCAGCGATAGTAAACCACCCTTTTTTGCCATATGGCATAAATAAGTATATGCGATCTATATGAGCGCAAACATTTAAAGGAAATTATCATGGCAGGATTTACAAGAGTTAACGGCGATGCACAACCAGTATTCGCAATCGACACACAAAACGGCCCGATCCCACCAGCAACACTTGCTGTAGGTAACGGAACAAACACAAACTTCATCGGTCCAGCAATGGACTTCTTCGCAATTGATGTGAAGGCTAATCCAGCTGCTGAACTAGGCGTTGGTGAAATGGTTTCTCTGTTGATGCAAAACATTGCTCAAATGGCAACCGTTATGATGTATCAAGTGTCTGTCACTAACACCCGTGTTAGCGTAGCGATTTATCCAATCGATGCTTACACTGCTGGTACACTACAGACTCAAGTTCAAGCAATGGGCGCAACAGTTGGTCCAAACAACTTTGACTTGTCTACAGCTACAGTTACGAACGTTGGCTTCAAGTTAGCAATCGCTTAATCAATAAACTGATTGAAAGAACCCGAGATTAATTCTTGGGTTTTTTTTCCTCTATAAATAGCATATGAGTTTCAGAATCACATGTTACACGCTTTTCGATATCACGCAGACCGGTGTTATGAACCGGTCACGCCCCGGTATCGATGAAGATACGACTACATGGCTTCACGCCCGGAACACTCAATGTAACTTTGACACGATACTCCAATCTATCTCTCTACGATCACAGCCCGAAGTGGTAAACTCTCCCACAAGAACTGACATACAGTTTGATAACTTCACTGAGTTTGGATTTCTGTTTACTCAACAAGCAGAAGAAGGTTACCCTTGTTGGTCATTTGACTTCGATGTTCATCACACTGGTGTATTTGATAACGGTATCACAGAACTTGGGGCTCTATACAGCGATTGTGACATGGTCCCGATGATTAAATGCGGGACTGAGTGGGACAAACTACCTGCGTTCCTTGATACAACTGACGAACTACGAAACATATACTTTAAGGTAACCGATAATGGCTAAAAAGAAACTCCCATTTGATAAACTTCAAAAAATGATCCCGAATTCAGAGATGAATTCTCTGAAGGATCTCATTATCTACCAAGAGACTGACGGAAGCTATCAGTTGTTCGATAGATATGTCATTCGCAAAAACTCACTATCAGAATATGTCGTAACTGCTACTTTCACTGATGCTCCGTATACATTTAATACACTGAAGAACGCCACAGCCTGGTGTATCTTTGACAAGCGCGATAAGTTCTATGAAGCCCGCCGTATCCTTGAGTTAGACAACAAACTGGGCGGCATCGAAGTTGATATTCTTATTCATCAGAAGCTATTCAAAAAGGCCAAGTTGGATGAAGACCGGCTGATCAACATTGCTAAACTGAATGAGGATCGTATCAAGAAGCAGATGATCATGGAAGAACTAGATGGGTATGTTGCTGAGTCTAAGGTTTGGCAAGAACGTCGGTTCGAACGAAAATCCGCATAATAATCGCAGAATGATAAATACTCTATAAGTTTTGGAAACATACTATGAAATTAAACGAACTATCCTATTCACCCAAGATCACTGCTAAAAAAGCATTGAAAGAGCATTACAACGTGCCTCTTAATCTGGACAGAATGACCGCATCAGAAACACGATCCATGCTCCGAAAAGTGCGCGGTCTTGTCTCTGAAACGAAACAATCTGGCAATTTCTATAAAAGCCAGAATAATCACTCGTATCTGAAACTTGTGTTTATGGAACAGGCATTGTCTCAACATCTTGCTTCTATCCCCCGCGGAAGAGTTATGTTTGAAAACGAAGAGGTTGAAAAATCTCAAGTTGTTCTGGCTGCTCAAGACATGGTCGATAGTATTCAGAAGATGCTTGAGCAAGTCAGTGATATGCTTGTGAAAGAAATGCCTGCTCTGGTTGACTCAGTTCAAAGTGAAATCGGCGTCAATGAAGCAGAACAATTCAGCACACAAA